TGCCAATGGTGGTCGTCGTCTCTTTGACGCGATCTTGCAGATTAAAAGCCATCGTTTATTGCCTCGTCATCGGCGGCTGCATTGGCGGTTGCTGCAATGGCAACGGCTGTTGCGCGATTTCTACTCCTGCGGCACGGCCATCTGGGCCGCGAACAATACGCTTCGGTGCGGTCATGGCACGGAGGGCTGCATCCAGCTTTGCCATCATCTCTGCGTAGACCTGTGTGGTCTGCCGCTGCATCTGGATGATAGCTTGCGTGGAGGCGGTGACGTTGTTTTCCACGTTTTCCATCATGCGCTCGGTGTTGGCCTTAGTGACTTCCAACATCGGGATGTCCACGCCGGGGTTTGCACCGATACGAGCCACGTTGATCTTGGTTTGTGCGTCCAAGTCAGCCTTGTACTTGTCCATCTGCGCTTGCATTTCAAGCTTGCGCTGCTCCAGTTGCGCTTCCATCTGCGCCTCCTGCTGCTTCATCTGAAGCTCCATCTGCATACGCTCTTGCTCGGCTTGCATTTGCTGGGCCTCTGGGTTGACCTCGGGCTTTGGTTGCTCGGCGGCTTGCTTAAGCTGCTCCATCGCAACGTCAATCTGGCCTTCAATCGGACGCGACGCCTTAAACGCCTGCACACCGAACTTCATAAGCTCCATCATCATTGGGACAAGCTGCGGCGAGGCTTGGCCGACCGGCAGCGCTTGTTGCAAGAACCCACCGAAGGCTTGGATGAACTGCAAGCGGTCTTGCTTCATCTGGTTCTCGTCGATCTGGACGAGGCTGTCGGCGGCAATCTCCACGCGGAAGTTGCGAAGTGGGCGATCCTGCATCAATTGGAGGGCTTGCGGGATCATCTGCTGATCCACCGGAGCCATCTGTTGTGCGGCGGCATACGAAAGGATGGTCTGCGGCTGGAACTTAGCGCACATGACCTGTGCTTTCAACCGGATCAACTCTGACGCAAAGAGGGCTACGTCCTCTTGCATCGAACGCAGTCTTAGTCCCGCGTACTGTCCTTTGATTTGTTGGGCCGTCGCCGTCTCAGATGCGGCGCTCTGACCACGGATAATGTCCGAGATGCCGGTGATTTCGTAGATTTGGCCTTTGATGTCTGCTCGGGCTTGGTAGCAGTTGAGCAGGGTTTGGGCGATTTGATCCAGCGGAAGGAGGTCAATCGAGCCTTTAAGGCCTCCCTTTTCGCTGAAAGCCATCCACTTATCAACTGGAATGAGAGCATTGTTATCACCTTCAGTTAGGAGGCGCTGCAAAGCCGGTTGGCTTGCGTCGTATACGCCACGAACTCGCAACGCCTTAACCAAGCCGTCGATGCGGTCAGACAGGATGTCTAACTCCATCGCTTGATCTTGGTACAGGATGAAATCAGGGACGGGAACCAGCGTGTCGCTAGTTGTCGTGGAATACAACGGTTTCGGGCAAGGGAAGAATCCCTCCAAGCCAAGCGGATCATCACGAACGTCGATAATCTGCGGCATACCCTTGCAAAGCCAATAAACCTTGAGCGTTTCCTTGTCCCAAAGTTCACAAATCTTGGCACGGTTGTACGAACGCTTGGACTCGTTATAAGCGTTGAGAGGCTCTGGGCCTTGGTCAAGCGGAATCTTCCGCGCTATTTCCTCGCCAAAACGCTCTACAAGAGCTTCTTTGCTCATGTAGACCCAGCGCCATACCTGACTCACTTCCTCCCATGTGCGGGCTTGTGAGTGCCCGAAATCGCGCCAATGAACGTAATCCACCGGAGCGCGTTCGTATTCGATTTCCTCGGGAACTTCAGACAGTTCGCCCGCCTCTACGTCCTCGGTCACCTGTACGCCGTCGTCCTCAATGCCCTGTGGGCGAACGTGCGGCTCGTAACGCACCCATGCCGTGCCACGCCCACCGAGGAACCGATCCTCTACGGCGTACTTCATGGTTGAGCGGAAGTCCGGGTAATGCTCAATCTCAAAGTCGATGGCTCGCTCAAGGATTTGCGAAGCCACGCGGCCTACTTGGTCGTTGTCACCAAAGCGGCGGGTGATGTCAGCCTTTGGGAGTTTGGCGTAAACAGCCGGGATCAACGTCTGGACGTTTGACCACAGGATGTTGAACTTGGCCGTCTCGTTGCCCGTCTGGCCTCGGGTGTCGTCCCGATAGCGCTTGATGATCTTTTTGGTGCGAGCCGTCCACTTGGCGAACTCGTTGTCGTACGCGCCAATAACACGGAGGTACTTATCGACCTCTGGGCTAACGAGGTTTTCCATTAGTCTTTACCTTTGTTCCTGCTGCTAATGGCCTTCGCCTTGGCGCGGGCTTCTTCCTTGCTGCTCGCTCCCCATGCACGGAGGGCAAGCGCAAGGCGTGTCGGCTCCCCATTCTTTTCCATTGGGCCAGCCATGTTGCCCATACGGGCTAGAAACGATGCGCGGCGCGGATTGTCGCCTGACTTAACTGGCGGCTTAAGGGTGCCACCGGTCTCGGCCTTGTAACTGGCGCGACCCTTGGCGTTTAAACCACCCTTCGGGTTTTTGCCTTCTTCCCGTTGCCATGCCGCGCTCATGCGTAACCTTTCTTTTCTGGTTTAGCGGTTTTGGCCGCCTGCTTGAAGTCGGCAGCTGACGGTGCGCCTTGCTCGCCGGGCTGACGCATACGCTCGCCCGAACCGGCGGCTATGCGCTCACGCTTGGCAAGGATGTTTGCGTAAAGACCGGCTTTGCGGCTCATGGCGTCCAGAACACCGTGCAGTCAACCGTGCCGCCAATCGTCACGACAAGGCTCGTGTTGACGCGGGCCGGGATCGTGTAGAACGTGCCACCCGCCGGGGTGAACGTATTGACGACCGTAGCGGCTCCATCGGTGACCTTGATGGTTGGGGTGCTGGAAGCAGAAGCCACGAAAATACCGAACATTCCGCACGGCCCCGTAAATACGGTTCCTGTCGCGGTCAGGTTCTTGTAGTTCTGGGACTGTGTAACCGACAAACTCATATCCGTATCCTCTTGCTCGTAGTGCGGTCATGCACAGCCCACATATCGTTGAGTGTGACTGTGTTCTCTGGGCCGACTATAAGCGGCTTCGGCTCCGCTGTAGCCGGGGACTTGTCAGATTGCTCCTGCCATGATACCGCAAGCATACGGAACGCGTCACTAGGGTGGCTCGTCCAATCATGGCGCGGGGATGTTCGGTAGCTGCGTTTATCTTCATCGTATTCACGTTGGTACTGGCGTAGCGCCTCAATGCCGTCGTGGCACTTTTCAGCGTCAAAGTACACACGCGGCAGCAGCATACGCACCGCTTGGATGCCCGACTGCAAGCCAATGTCGGGGACAACCGCCAGCTTCTTGATGTCAAGGTAAGCGGCTAACTGCTCCAACACGCTTCGGCCCGTCTGTAGGCTCTTGGCACGGGCGTCGTGCGGTAGGTAGTGCTTGGCGTACTCGTAGGGCTTACGGGTGACGACCTCGGCGATGTAGTGAATGTCAGCGCCCGAAACGGCAAAGAAGTCGATGACGCGCACCTCACCACGCAGCACTTGGTAGAACCAGATGGCGGTGTCGTCGCGGTAACCCAAGTCCCACGCCGTATAGACGGGCAGGTTGGGATCGTAGGGAAGGTTGCGGATACGGCCTTGGTCTTGCGCTTGACGCATCTCCGTGCCGTAAAAAGCTCCGAGGATGGCAGCCTCAAAGCTGCACTCATACTCCTGCAAATACTGATCCTCGGACAATTGCGCTTTAGCGGCGGCTAGCTCTGACGCCGGGAGAAGCCCGCTGGTTGAGGCGGGTAAGCGCAGCAGGAACCACTCGCTAGGGATTCGAGTGGCTGTATCAAACACTTCCCAGAATTGGTTTTTGCCTTTCGGTGTACCGGCAAAGACCGCCCAACCCTGTTTATCTGACAAGGCAGGACGAATAACGTTCCCAAATACGCTCGGCTTAAAGTCGCCGTACTCGTCAAGGTAGATGCCCGAAAAGCCAAGGCCGCGCATGGCATCGGCGTTGTCGGCACCGAACAGGCTGATCTTGACCCCGTTGACCAGCGTTAGGGTCATCTGGCTTTCGTTGGCGTCTTGGGTGATCGGTGCGGCGTAGTACTTAAAGTAGTCCCAAGCAATGCGTCTGGCTTGGTTCATGTAGGGGGCAACGTAGCCAAATAGCCCGTTTGGCCCTTGGTACGTTATCCCTGCTCGGATGATGTCGTTGACGGCTGCCACCGTCTTTCCTGCGCGGCGGTGCGCCACGATGCAAGCCCAGCGCTTCGTGCGGTTGTGAAACGGCATAAACGCCTTACGGGGTTGGTAAGGCATTTCAATCTCCACTAGGTCGGCTCCTTCCAGCGGATAACCAGTTCCTGTGGGCCACCCTCATTTCCCGTCACTTCAGTACGGGCTAACTTTGGGACATGGTATTCCAGCAGCGCTGTAAAAGAGTCAAACGCGGCCTGCGCTCCCTTCTCCGCAGCGATCTCGTCTAGCCACCCTTGGAGTCTGTCTGCGTTGCCGTCCACAAACGCTGCAATGGCTTCTCTGGCGGCCTGCGTGGACTTATTAGGCAAACCCTTTGGTCTACCGGGGCCGCCTTTCTGGCCCTTTTTAAAAGCACCTGCGTTCATCGTCGGATTATTTGTTGCTTTGGAGCAACATCATATTGCGGAAATGTTGTTCGTCGCTGTTCTGGCGTTAGGTTTATGCGCTCTTGAACTAATCGCGCTTCCGCTTCGCCTGCTAAACGACGATAAAGTTCGTAATCAGATAACGCGCCAACTTCGTTCAATTTGTCTTGAATTTTACTGGCTTGCATTGCTTCTGGCTGCGTTTTCTGAAAAATTCTATTAGCTTTTGCTAAAGCAGCTTTGGCTTGCGCGGGTGTCATTGATTCCGCAGCATTACGCATTTCAGGCCGATCTTTTTCAATCATTTGCTGCATGATGCGTGTTGCGTTTCGCAACCACAAATCACGCTCCGGGCCTTTCGCTTTTGGCACTTGCCAACCAAGCCCTTTATCGACCATTTCTTGCGAAACTCGGGTACCGTACTGATACCAATCCGACAACCTTGTTCAGTCGCGTGGTTTAATATTTTCT